GGCACCCAGAGACTTTTCCGCCCGGGTAGAGGTTAACGCCAGGGCGCTGTAGGGCCAAAACAGGCGATATTTCAAACATTTCGGAGCGAAAACACATGCCACGCGGCGGATACCGACCCGGCGGCAGCGGGCCGCAGCCAGGATCGGGGCGTCCGAAGAAGGGCGAGCAGCCGGTCGCGAAGATGGTGCTGACCGAAGCCATGCTCACCGGCATGTCGCCGCTGGAGTACATGCTCTCCGTCATGCGCGATCCGACCGCTGACGCGGCGCGTCGCGACCGGATGGCACAATGCGCTGCGCCCTACGTCCACGCTCGGGCCGAGGCGACCGGGAAGAAGGCTCAGGCCGACGAGATCGCAGCGACCGCCGAGCGCGGCACCGATTGGGAGCAGCTGCTCGCGAACTAGCATGACCTGGGACACCGCCTGCCGAGACTGGGGCGACCGGCTCCGGTCGGGCCGCTCCCTGGTCCCCGATCTCCCGCTCGATCAGGACGCCGCGCGCAGGGCGACGGGCATATTCGATGCCTTGCGTCTGCCGGACGTCCCCGGTCAGCCGCGCATGAAGGAAGCGGCGGGTGACTGGCAGCGCGACATCGTCAGGGCGCTGTTCGGGTCGGTGGTGAACGGCCAGCGGCAGATCCGCGAGGCGTTCGTTCTGGTCCCGAAGAAGAACTCGAAGACGACCGCTGGCGCAGCGATCATGCTGACGGCGCTGCTCGTCAACCAGCGACCGCGCGCCGAGTTCTTGCTCATCGCGCCGACGCAGGAGATCGCGGATCTCGCGTTCGGCCAGGCGGTCGGCATGATTGAGGCCGACCCGGTGCTGGCGTCCAAGTTCCACGTTCAGAGCCACCTCAAGCGCATCAGCTACCGGCAGACCAAGGCGTTCCTGAAGGTCAAGAGCTTCGACCCGAAAGTGGTGACGGGCACGAAACCGGCGGGCATCCTGCTCGATGAGACGCACGTTATCGCGGAAGCGCCTGACGCAGACCGCGTGATCGGCCAGCTTCGCGGCGGCCTGATCTCGCAACCCGAAGGGTTCTTGATCCAGATCACGACCCAGTCCGAGCGACCGCCGTCGGGTGTCTTCGCGGCGGAACTGTCCAAGGCGCGCAAGGTTCGCGACGGCACGCTGAGCGCGCCGCTGCTGCCGGTGCTCTACGAGTTTCCCGAGGGCGTGGACTGGCAAGAGCCGAGCAACTGGCACCTCGTCACGCCCAACAACGGCCGGTCGATCACGGTCGAGCGACTGATCCCAGACTACGAGGCGGCGCGCGAGGCAAGCGAGGCCGAACTACGACGCTGGGCCAGCCAGCATCTGAACGTTCAGATCGGCGTCGCGCTGCGATCCGATGGCTGGGCTGGCGCGCAATTCTGGACCCGGGGCAACGGCGGGCCACGCTCGCTGGACGATCTACTCGACCGCGCCGAGGTGGCGACGGTCGGCATCGACGGCGGCGGACTGGACGATCTGTTCGGCTTTGCCGTCATCGCGCGCGAACGCGAGACGCGGCGATGGCTGCTCTGGGCGCACGCGCTGATCAGCCCCGAGGGGCTCGACCGGCGCAAGGCCAACGCGGCGCTGTATCAAGACTTCGCCCGCGATGGCGATCTGACGGTCGTGGACGGCTTGCCCGGTGACCTGGAGTGGATCAAGGCGCATGTCGGCCTGGTCCTCGACGCCGGATGCCTGGCGATGGTCGGCGCAGATCCCGCCGGCATCGGCGGCGCGGTGGATGCGCTGGCCGAGATCGGTGTCTCGGAAGATACGAAGCTCCTGGTCGGTGTGCCTCAGGGCATCCGGCTGATGAACGCCGCGAAGACCGTCGAGCGAAAGCTGGTGGACGGCTCGCTGAAGCACTCAGGCTCGCGCCTCCTCGCATGGTGCGCGGGCAACGCGAAGGTCCGCGCGACATCGACGGCGATGATGATCGAACGAGCGGCCTCTGGTTATGGGAAGATCGACCCTTTGATGGCCTCATTCAACGCGGCACACCTGATGACGCTCAATCCGACCGTCGCCGGCCCGGCGGCGGCGTGGGCGATGCCGTGCTAGGATGGCTCGACCGGCTGCGTGGCCGGGACGAAAAGAAAGCGGTCGAGTTCACCGAGGGCTGGCTCGATGCTGCCTTCGGCTACAGTCAATCCTGGACCGGCGAGCCGGTCACCGTCTCGACGGCGCTACAGGTTCCCGCGTTCTACCGCGCTGTCATGGTCATTGCGGACGGCCTCGCGCAGCTGCCCATCGTGCTGATGCGACCGACCGATGGCGGCATGGAGCCGGCGACCGATCATCCGCTCTTCGATCTCTTCGCGCGCTCGCCGAACGCCTGGCAGGACGCGAGCGAGTGGGTCAGAACGACCATGATGCACAAGGCCTCGACGGGCTGCGCGGTGTCGTGGCGAAACGTGGTGAACGGCCAGATCCGAGAACTGATCCCGATCAAGCCGGATAACGTCCAGATCACCGTTCGGCAGGATCTGGAACTGGAATATACGATCTCGTTTGAGAACAATCGCACACTGACGCTCTCGCGCTCCGAGGTGTTCCACCTTCGCTCGCCGTCGTGGGACAGCGCCCGGGGGCTCGATCCGGTGCTGCTCGGTCGCCAGGCGCTCGGTCTGGCGCAAGCGAGCGAGCGATCACAAGCGGCGTTGCACAAGAACGGCGTTCGCACGACCGGCCTGTTCACCCTCGACGGCAATCCGTCGCAGGAACAACGCGACCGGGTGCGCGAGGCAATCGCCTCGATGTATGGCTCGGCCAGCAACACGGGCAAGCCGGTGCTGGCGAGCGGCGCGTTGAAATTTACGCCCACGCAGATGACCGGCGTGGACGCGCAGCACCTCGAAACGCGCAAGCATCAGATCGAAGAGATCGCTCGGCTGATGGGCGTTTTCTCGATCATGCTTGGGCACGCGGGCAACAACTCTCCGACCTTCGCATCCGCCGAGGCGTTCTTCGCGGCGCATGTCAGGTACACGCTCCAGCCCGAGATTAAGGCGATGACCAGCGCGCTGAACGCGCAGCTGCTCACCGACGAGGAGTGGGCGAACGGCTACCGCTTCACGATGGACACCAGCGAGCTTCTGCGCGGGTCGCTGAAGGACCGCGCCGAATACTACGACCGCGCCATTCGCGGCGGCTGGATGACCCGCAACGAAGCGCGCGAGGACGACGGCTGGAACCCGATCGACGGCCTCGACAAGCCGCTGTTCCCGCTCAATATGGGCGAGGTGGTCGGTCAGGGCTCCGACGCGGACGTCGCGCAGCCGGTCGATGTCGAGGATGACGACAACGGCGCGAAGAACCCGTGGAAGCCGACCGATGAGATGGCGGCGAACGCACGGCGCGCGCTTGCGTGGCGCGACGAGTTCGGACGCGGCGGCACTGCTGTCGGCATCGCTCGCGCGCGCGACATCAGCAACGGTCGCCGTCTGCCGCGCGACACCATCATGCGGATGGTGTCGTTCTTCGCACGGCATGAAGTGGACAAGGAGGCCGAGGGCTTTCGCCAGGGCGAGCCGGGCTTCCCAAGCAACGGGCGCATCGCATGGGATCTCTGGGGCGGCGACGCTGGCCGCGCATGGGCAAATCGCATCGCTGATCGGATCGAGGAACTCGGAGAATGAGCAACGGCGTCGCGAGCATCGCACTTGAGGTCAAGTTCGCCGCAGACAAGCCGATGGGCTCGTTCAGCGGCTACGGTGCCGTCTACGGGAACATCGACGAAGGCGGCGACATGATCACGCCAGGCGCGATGGCGCGCAGCCTCGCGTCGTGGTCGAGCAAGGGCATGTTGCCCGCGATGTATTACAATCACGACCGCTCCAAGGGCGCTGTCGGCGTCTGGGAGAAGATGTCGGAGGACCAGAACGGTCTGCATGTTGAGGGCCGGATCATCGGCCTCGATACCGACGAAGGAAAGATGACCTACGCGCGGCTGCGCGAGGGTGCCATCAAGGGAATGTCGATCGGCTATCGCGTTCCTGCCGGCGGATCGAAGATGGGCACGGGACGCACCGGAGAACCGCGTCGCTGGCTGAAGGCCATCGATCTACGCGAGGTCTCGGTGGTCGATGACCCGATGAACCCGCTGGCGAAGCTCGCCTACCTCAAGAGCGCGCCCGCGCTCATCCTCGACGCGCGCGGCCTTGAGGCCGCTCTGCGCGACGAGCACAAGATGTCCATCGCGGAGGCCAAGAGCCTCGTTTCGGTGGTCCGTCGTCATCTGCGCGATGCAGGTGATGATCACGCCGACGCCTCTCGTGATGACGAGGTCGAGGCTTTGGTCGCGTCGCTGAAGCGCGCGGCTTCCATCCTCTCCACGAAAGGTTAGTCCAATGGAACTCAACGAACTGAAGGGCGCGGTCGATGCTGTCGGCTCCGCTTTCGAGGCCTTCAAGGCCACCAACGACGCGCGCCTGGCCGAGATCGAGAAGAAGGGCTCTGCCGACGTCGTGACGCGCGACAAGCTCGACCGGATCGAGACGTCGCTCGCGAAGTACGAGAGCCTGAACCAGAAGCTGGTCCAGGCCGAACTCGCGGCGAAGAACGCCAGCGAGACCGCCGCCGATCTGGCCGCGAAGCTCAATCGCATGGGCTCCGGCAAGGCCGCGCCCGAGGCTGACGAGGTCAAGGCGCGCGCGAACGACTGGATGCGGGCCGTGGTCCGTTCTATCGCGCGCGGCGATGGCGCTCTGTCGGAGAGCGAGCGCAAGAGCCTCGACGGCGTCGCCGCCGAGATGAAGAGCCTCTCGCTGTCGCCCGACACGCTCGGCGGCTATCTCGCGCCGACCGAGTACGTCCGCGAGATCGTCAAGGGCGTTGTCGAGGTCACGCCGTTCCGCGCGGTCGCGCGCACGCGCCAGACCACGCAGAAGGCGATCCAGCTGCCGAAGCGTACCGGCACGTTCTCGGCGCAGTGGGTGCAGGAACAGGGCACGCGCTCCGAGACCACCGGGCTGACGTACGGGATGGATGAGATCCCGACGCACGAGATGTATGCGCTCGTGGACATCACCAACCAGATGCTCGAAGACGCCGCCTTCAACATGGAGGCCGAGGTTCGCGCCGAGGCCACCGAGCAGTTCGCGAAGGCCGAAGGCGCGGCGTTCCTGAGCGGCTCGGGCGTCGGTCGTCCGTTCGGCTTCTTGAACAACGCCTCCATCGCGACCGTGAACAGCGGCGCGGCGGCGGCGCTGACGGCTGACGGTCTGCTGTCGGTCTACTACGGCATCAAGACCGACTACGCGCGCGCGGCGGTGTGGATGCTGAACCGCAGCACCATCGGTCAGATCCGCCGCCTCAAGGACGGCGACGGCGAGTATCTGTGGGCTCCTGGCCTTGCGGGTGGCGTGCCGAACACCATCAACGGCGCGCCCTACGTTGAGGCCGCTGACATGCCGGATGTCGGCGCGTCGGCCAAGCCCGTCGCGTTCGGCGACTTCCGTCGTGGCTATGTGATCGTGGATCGCATCGCGATGGAGATGCTGCGCGATCCCTACACCCAGGCGACGAGCGGCGCGGTCCGCATGATCTTCCGCCGCCGCGTCGGCGGCCAGGTCGTGCTGCCCGAGGCCATCGTGTTGCAGAACGTCGCCCTCTGATCTGACTGAGAAAGGACCATCCCAATGGCCTCGAAAGACCTCCACAACAACATCGACATCAAGCGGGCAATCTCGCCTGTGTCGGTGGCCGACAACACCGCGCAGGTGTCGCAGATCCTCGACACGCGTGGCTACGAGAGCATCGAACTGGTCATCGCGACCGGCTCGATTGCCGACGCAGACGCCACGTTCAGCGTCCTGATCGAAGACGGCGACAGCTCGACGCTGACGGACGCGGCGGCGGTGTCCGACACGTTCCTGCTCGGCACCGAAGCCCTCGCGGGCTTCGCGTTCGATGACGACAACGAGTGCCGGAAGATCGGCTACGTCGGCGGGAAGCGCTACGTCCGCGCGACGATCACGCCGGCCAGCAACGCCAGCGCGGCGCTGCTCTCGGCGGTGTGGGTGCTCGGCAACGCGCGCACCGCGCCGACGTCGAACCCGCCGGCCTGATCTGACTGGGCGGCGGGCTTCGGCTCGCCGCCCTCTCTACCGAACGAGGTGCTCACATGAGCTATTCGACGCAGAACTACGACGCGCAGGGCGGCGCGCTCACCGTCATCGGGGGCGAGCTTCGCATCTCGGGCGGCTACATCAGCGGCGGCGCGATCCTGAACAAGCGCCAGCGCTTCACCATCGCTGAAATCAACGCGGGCGCGACGCTCCTGCCCGCGATCTCGGGCAAGAGCTACCGGATGATCGGATGCAAGGCGATTTCGGTTGGCGGCGCTGCGGGTGCAGTGACGACGGTCGATATCAACGGCACGCTATCGACCTCGCGCAAGCTGGTCGCGTTCGCCCAGGCGAACCTGACGCAGTCCACCGTGCTGACGGACGGCGGCACGGGCGGCGCGGTGCTCGCCGATGGCGCGAGCTACACCGCGAACGACGCTGGCACGGCGATCCTCGTCGGCAAGACGGGATCGAGCGTCACGACGGCGACGCATATCGACATCGTGTTCGACTACGTCATCGAGTGACGTCGATGAAGGTCGAGCGCTTCAGCGTTTCGGTGGCGACGGCGGCGGACGGGTCGGCAACGGCCTATTCGCCGACCATCACCGGGGCCATCTCGTCCATCGCCTATGTCGCGGACGCAACCAATCCCTACGCAGCGACGGTCGATTTCGCGATCACCGTCGAGGCGACGGGTCAGGGGCTCTGGACGCAGTCCGACATCAGCGCGAGCGGCACGCGCGCGCCGCGTCAGCCGACGCATGAACAGGACGGGACGGATCGCTTCTTCCAGGGCAGTGGCACCGAGCATTCGGTCCCTGATCTGATCTGTCTCGCGAACGACCGCGTTAAGATCGTGCTGGCGCAGGGCGGCAACGCCAAGGTCGGCCAGTTCATCATCACGGTGATCTGATGCTTTCAGTCCTCGTTCCCGCGACATCCTCGCGCCTGACCTCGCTTGAGGCGGTCAAGCGCGAACTGTCGATCTCGGGAACGAGCGACGACGCGCGGCTGCTGGCCTACATCGATCAGGCCAGCGCCGTCATCGCTGACTACCTCGGGCGTCCGCTCGGCCTCGAGACCGTCGCGGAGACGCTGCGGCTGTCGGCGGCGTCCGAGACCATCATGCTGTCGCGCTGGCCGGTGGTCAGCGTGACGAGCATCGTGGAGGACGGCGCGACGCTCGCCGCCACCGACTACGAGATCGACAGAAGCTTCGCGTACCGGCTGTTCGATGACGAACGCGCGCGCTGGCCGGCGGTCAAGGTCGTGCTGACATACGTCGCCGGATACGATCTGCCGGACGGTGTCGCGCCCGCAATCGAACGCGCAGCGACGCAGCTGGTGGTCGCTATGAACGCCTCTCGCGGTCGCGATCCTTCGCTCCGCTCCGAGAGCGTGGAAGGCATCGGCGCACAATCCTGGCTCGACCCGCGCAACGGCGGCGGGCCGCTTCCTGACGGCGTCGTGGCGCTGCTCAATCCATATCGCGAGGTCATCGTATGAGCGGCACGTTCAGCCTTGGCGATTTCTCCATCGGCGCAGCCGCGACGCAAGTCGGCGATGTTGTCGATGATCTCAGCGGCGCGCTGGCGATCACGCTCTCTGCGCGCCTAGCCTACGGCTCGGGCGGCACATCCTGCTATGCGGTGGTCGAGACCTCGCTCGATCAGGGCGTGACCTGGGTCCAGATCGCGCGCTTCGACTTCACGACCTCGGGTCTTCAGAAGGTGATGACCGTTTCCGGCCTTACGCCGCGCATCGCCGCAGCGACCGCCGGAAGCCTCGCCGCCGATACCGCGCTCGATGGCGTGCTGGGAGACCGGCTGCGCGCGACGGTGGTCTCGACGGGCACCTATGCCGGATCGACGGTGGTCTCGGTCCGCGCCAACATCCGATGAACACACGCGGCGCGCTTGATCGGCTCGGCCAGGTCGCGCAGTTGCGTCGGCTGACCGGCATCGGCGCAAACCAGGTGTGGCACGAAGTCACTCTGCGCGTATTCGCGCGCCAGTTTCGCGCGCAAGAGATCGTGCCGGGGTCTGGGCTACAGCAAGGCGACCGCCAGATCATCGCGCACCACGCCGAGATCGACGCCGCGCAATGGCCGGCTCCTCCGCGCCGCGACGACAAGCTGCTCCTCGAAGGGCGGCTGCTCAACGTGCAGTCGGTCGAGACCGTGCGCGTGGGCGAGGCGGTCGAGCGTTACAACATGGTCTGCCGGGGATGAAAGCGTACCGCTCGCCGCGCATCTTCGCGCGCGAGATCACGGTGGCGAGCAAGAACCTGTTTCCGGCTCAGGTCGAGGCGCTTCTCGAGGACGCCGCGCGCCGCGAGAAAGCGCGCGTGCTGGCCGAGCAGACGCAACGCGCGGGTATCGCGCCGACAACCGAGACCATCGTGGACGGACGGCGCGGCGCGCCTATCGATGCCGCGACCGACAAGTCAACGATCATCATCGAATACGAGTACCTTCGCGAGATCGCCGCATGGCTCCTTGACACGCTGGAGCGCGGCGCGGTGCGCGGTCCGACAGGTGTCTACGCGCGATCATTCATCCTGCTGGTCGATGGTGCCGAAGCTCAGGTCTCGGCGATCACCCACGACACGCAGTCCTTCGTCGTCGCGAATACGCAGCCATACGCGCGGCGGCTGGAGGTCGGGAAGACGAAGTCCGGCTCGCCGTTCATCGTGGACGACAGCCGCTATCGCTACGTGGACAGCGTCGCCAAGGCCGCGAAGGCGCGCTTCGGCAACGTCGCGCTGGTCCGGCACACCTTCGTCACCCTGTCGGGTGCTTATCGTCTACGACGCGCGCAAGGCAAGCGCCGCGACCGTCAGGCCGGATCGGAGATTTCCTATCCCGGCGTCCGTGTTTTCAAGCTCTAGGAGCCTTCCAAATGGCAGTGACCATCTCCCTCTACAACCACACGGCCAAGCTGTTCGCCGAGGGCTCCAACGCAGCAGCGGACACCTACAAAGTGAAGCTCTATACCGCCGCGACCTTCAACGCGACGCATACGACGCTCGCGGGCGTCGGTGGCACCGAGGCCACGACTGGCACCGGATACACGGCTGGCGGTCCCTCGCTCGCGAACGTCGCAGTCACGACGGTGACGACGAACGACGCGCGCTTTGACGCCGACGACGTCACGCTGACGGCGAGCGGCGGCTCGATCACGGCGAGCTACGGCGTGATCTACAACGACACCGACGCGAACGATCCGCCGCTGGCCTTCATCGATTTCGACGGGTCGCAGTCGGCGGGCGCTGGCACCGACTTCAAGATCATCTGGGACGCGAACGGCATCTTCTCGTTCACGGTGGCCTGATAATGGCCGATAACGTCGCCATCACCCCAGGCTCAGGCGCGATAGCCGCCGCCGACGACATCGGCGGCGTGCTCTACCAGCGCATCAAGGTCGCGCACGGCGCGGACGGCAGCGCGACGGATACGAGCGAGGCTGCGCCGCTGCCCGTCGCTGCCTACGGCGAGCTGGTCGAGGCCATCGAGGCGATGCGGACAGCGATCAATACGCTGACCCGCACCATCGGCCTTGTGACGGTCGATCCGGCGACGGGGCGTCTGCGCGCCGAGGTCGTCCAAGCGACCGCCGCGAGCTTGTTGGCGACAGTCAGCCTCGCGGCCAGTCAAACGCTGACCACGCTGACGAACCAAACGCAAATGGGTGGCTTCGCCGCGCAGGATCAGATCCCCGCGCTGATGCGGCTTTCCGCCGACAATCTCCGACGCAACATCTCGGTGTCCTAATGACCACCACAAACGGCAACCGGAAGATCCTCGACCTCAAGCGCTGGGAGATGGTGACCGCCGCGCCCCAGGCGACGGCAGCGGCGCATTTCATCGTTTCCAGCCGCCACTACCGGCAACAGCAGATGCTGATCTCGAGCAATACCGGCGCGCAGATGTACAATCCGAACGAGGATGGATGGGTGCTGCTTCCGTCACCGGCTCTTGCCGGAACATTCGGCGCTGGCGCGTGCGGTGTCGCCGGGTCGTTCTCGACGGGCGCGACTGCGGGTGCGTCATTCCTAACGGCGACGGCGGGCAGCACGACGACCATCACGACAAACCAGACGCTGGCGCGAGATCTGCGCGGCTACAGCGTGTTCTTCGTCGGCGGCACGAACGCGGGCAAGTTGAAGACGATTGCGTCGAATACAATCGGCGCAAACGCTGTCATCACGTTCACGGATGCCGAGGCGACCGCTTTCGACAACACCTCGCAGTATCGATTGAAGACTCCGGTTTTCTTCGTTTTGGGCGCGGGCACACTCGCGAGCGGCTCTTTCAAGCGATACGACTTCGCGACCAACACCTGGGTGACGCTGGTCAACACCGGCCTCCCGGCGTCATGGGGCACGGACGGTCGGCTCATCTCGACGCCCGCGTGGATCGATGCGGGTTTCAAGTCGTTCGCCACCGGCACGGCGACGGCGGGCGCATCCACGACGCTGACCAACAGCGCAAAATCGTGGACGACGAACCAATGGACGAACTACCAGATCCGCATCAGCGCTGGAACAGGGGCGGGGCAGATCCGCACGGTGGCAAGCAACACCGGAACGGTCATCACCGTTTCAAGTGCCTGGACAACGACGCCGGATGCGACCTCGCAGTACAGCCTTGAGGGCAACGACGATTTCATCTACGCGCTCGGCAACAACGCTGTGACGATGTACCGCTACAGCATCAGCGGAAACTCTTGGTCTACGCTCTCTCCCGGCGTGGCGCGTGCTGCTGCACCCGGTCTTGCAGCGTCCGGAAGCTGGATACACAGTGTGTCGGCATCGGACTGGAACAACGAGAGCGCGATCCTCAACGGGCGCTACATCTACTCGTTCCGCGCTGGTGGCGGCGCGCTTCTGGACCGCTACGACATCGCCGCGAATAGCTGGGCGGCGCTGACGTATTCGCCAGCCGTCGAGACGTTCACGACGGGCACGAAGTGGATCTACTCGAAAGACGCGATCTACGCTCAGAAAGACGCGACTGGCCGCTGGTTCCGTTATGACATCGCTCAAGCCTCGATGGACGGCTGGACGACGATGCTCTACCCGAACGGCGCAGCGGTGCTTGGGGATACAGCATTCGACGTGACCTACAAGGACGGCGCGACCGAGATCGATTACATGCACATGATCCTGAACACGTCGGCAATCCACATGCGCCAGATGGTGATCTGATCATGACGATTTCCGATCTGATCTCCCTCGCGCTCGCGCGCCTCGCCAACCTCACGGCGCAACGGACCTCGGCAGCATCGCTCGGCGACGCGGTCCGCATCGCCCAGCTCGACACCGAGATCACAGAGACCGAGGCCACGCTGGCGGCGCTGCGGGGGATCTGACGCACATG